GTCACTATAAACCGGAAAGGCCTTTTCCAGTTTCTGAAAAAATTGCAAAATGACAGCCGCACAAGCAGGTCAAACTGTAATACAGTTTGGCGTCGTCGGTTTGCAAACGATTAAACGAACGTTTAATCGTTACAGCCGTAATTGATTTATTTGTTTCACCTGCACTTACTTGCAGGTGCGCCCTCGCTTCGCTCGGGCGGTCAACCCTGACGGGTTGACATTCAAAACTTCGCTTCGCTCTACTGCGCGCCTATTAAACGAAAAGAGGGAGAGGGTATTGCCCTCTCCCTGAACAACCCTTACAACTTGGTAAGTATGTTACTGTTTAGTTGCGTTGCTTGCCAGCCATGCGCGGAATTCGTTCGACGCTGTTGCGCCGACAGGGAACGTCAGCACAGCTGGGGACAGGTCTTTCGTATTTGCCCATTTATTAGTGTAAAAGTCATACACAGTATGGTATTGTTCAGTTGCGTCTGTAGATTTCCAAATTCCAAATATGGAAACCGGATTAGCGGGCGCCCCGCTCACGACAACACCTTTCACATTATAGCTTGCAACCGTATAACCCGGCATGGTGAAATTCACCAGGTCTTTGATGATGGTTTCGGGCTGATAAATCCGGTTATTCATAACCCAAGTACCAGCCAACTCCGGCAGCTCCACAGTCTCACGGAAGCACACGATACCAGAACCGCCAGAACCACCAGCGCCCTTTACATTGTTATAGCTTGCTGCGGCTCCTCCGCCACCTCCACCAGTGTTAGCAACACCAGCAGCAGCAGCTTGTGCATCACTACCGTGACCACAGGCGCCAGAACCTCCGCCACCGGAACCACCGGGACTAATTACAAAGGTGCTTCCGGCGATATATCTACCACCACCGCCGCCACCAGCGTATAGTTTTCCAGAGGTTTCTCCAAATTCTTTCGTGGTAGTGTGCTGCCCAGTGCCACCCGAAATGTTACTAAGGCCGTACCCCGCTTCACCATCGTTGCCATCGTATCCCCCAGCACCGTAATCGGAGTTGCTAATTACAGCGCCGCCACCGCCAGAACCTCCGTGCCCCCCTTTAAGGCTTGTGCTGTTAGTATTACTGTAAGGCAAGGCGCTATAACCACCGAGTACGCTGTATACAGTGTTGAAAGCCGATGACCCACCCCTACTGTTGACTGCACCGCCTGCACCGACAGTGACAGGAATTTCTGTATTAGCGCTTACGTTTACGCGCCGAACTGTTCGAGTGTAACCGCCACCCCCGCCAGCAAGTGCTGAACTACCGGCAGTGACACCAAAATCACCACCACCGCCGCCACCACCGACCATAAACAGGTCAATGACTTTCGGCTCAAGGAACACAATCGTCCCGCTCGTCAGCAGTTCCACCACGCCATCTTTTCTCACATTATACTGCCCCGTATACGTGAACTTCGGCGCTTTCACGCCAACCTTACCTCTATATCCAGCATTAACAATCATATTGTAATACTCCTTTCCAAAATTTATACCCACGGAAGACCCGCACCCGGCTGTCGTAGCACTCATGCCCAATAGACACCGCCCACCCACTACACAACGAAAAGTTACTTTAGCCCACCAGAATCACGTTGAAGTACACGCTTGTCGTAGGAATGCTATCAGCAGTAAACGTCAACGTCCCAGCGCCCTGCGCAGTACAACGGATATTGCTATCCTGTGCCGCAGCCCAACCACTTGCAGCAGGGCTGGTTACGATGTTCCTATCAGCAGTAGCGCCGCCCACGGCCACAGTCTGCACATAAGCGCTACCGCTCTGTACCCAACTGCCAGCGTTCAGCAGCACCGAGATGCCCACGCTCTTAACAGCGCCGTCCTCTCTGCTCATGAAATACGCCGCATCATGCCCCTGCAACGTATCCGCATCAATCTTCGTGCCGCCACCAGCGGGAGCCGTGGTAAACACCGTCAGCAGCGTACCAGTCAGCACAGCCAGCACGTTGGAGTTAATCTTCCACGCGCCGCCCGGCAGCGTCTCGCCGGTCGGCAGCAGAGTAGACACCTGAACGCCGTCCACGGTGCACGTATCGCCCTGTGTCCAGTCGCTGGTAGCCACGAACCGAATGACAGATGCACTCGGGGTATTCCGTGTGATAGCGTGGACAGTGCCGCTCTTGACCTCCGTGGCCAACTGCACAGCAGCGTCCCGGTTCTTGCCCATGTTGTCATCAATGCTCTGGATGTTCTGCGCTTCAACAGTCAGCGGGTTAAAGATATCGCTACCTTCATACTGCTTGTACCCATAATTAGATGTAGTTTTCATACTTAGTTACCTCCACGATTTTTGTAGTCTCTTATCATGACATAAGCGACTTCATTGTTAGCCCTAGCAGTCAGGGTATACTTCAACCCGTTGTCGTTATACTCCAACTGCGCTGTATACGGAATTTGGTTCTGCTGGCAATAGTTGATAAGCTGATTGCAGCTTTCCAAACTTGCACCAACGAACTCAATCTCGTTAACGGTTGTCAGCCATTCATCGACATACATAACCTATCCTCCTTATGCCTGAGCAAAGATATTCTTACCGTTGTTAACCAGCTGTGTACAGGTGGCATTGTAAGAGATAACCTTGTTGACAGTTCTCTGTGCTGCACCGATACCGGCAATGGTAATGGCTTCCGTCATGTGCAGGCTGGACAGATAGTCAATCATATCCTGAATGCTCACGCGCTCGCCTGTAAACGGGTTTAGCACTGTCACGCTGATAAGCTGCTTGCTAATCTGCTCAAGCAGCCATTCATTGTTTTGCGAAATTCTCGTATCAGTGTAAGCTCTACCACCGGCAATCTCATTGTCTTGTCGCTGGAAGTTGCTGTCCATCTGATTCTGGAAACCCCTCAATGCGCCTGTAACGTTGTCAGCAAACTCGTTGTAGTCGTTTGTCAGCTGCTGCAAAGCCTGATTGTACTGCTGCACACTCTTTGCAATTTCACCGTCGGTGTATGCTTTGCTTGCAGCAAGCACCTGCTCACCGTAGTCGTCCAGCCGCTTACCCATTTCGTTTATGTAGTCTCTCAGCTTACACAAAACCTCGTAGTAGCTGAGACTTTCATCATACGTCAGGGGTAAGACCTTTTGCGACCACGGCCAATATTTAGGGTTGTATTCAGCCATAGTACCTCCTTACCACAGACCCATGAAAAGGTCATTCAACTCGCTTACCACCATGTTGTCAATATTCAAAAACGTCTGTCGATATTCTTTCAACAGACGGGAATACGAACTCCCGGCAGTTTTGCCCTGTATCGTTTCCTCAAACTGCCCGCTATTTGAGGACTGGCTATTGCTGTTGTTATCGGACACGTCAGCATCAGTCAAATATTCACCGGACAGCACCGAAGTCAAACCATTCTGCGGTGTATCACTGTGCATATTCTGAGCCTGAGACGACCCGCTGCTCTGCCCCTGCCCACTATTGGTGCCAAATCGCTTGTAGTCCACGTCATACATGGGATTGAACTGCAAACGTGCACTTTCATAAAGCTGATTGTACTTTGGCATAATGAGATTGAGACGAGAATTTAGCCGCAGCTTCCACAGCCCAACAGTTTCCTCACCAATCTCTCTTGTGTAGTAGGCGCGGAGTATCTGTTTTTCAAGCGTCAGCCGGTAACTTTCATCGAAGATAGGGAAGTCGAAGTTAAACACCTTTGGAGCCGCTTTCGTGATGATATCTTCGATAGCACCTTCACCCAAACTTTCAATAAGCCCGGCAGCGTTTTCGCAGATAAAGCGAACTTCGGTTGTGTATTTACTCATTTTCCTTTACCTCCGGTTTCTGTTCATCGTCATCAGTTACGTCTTCCAGTTCATCCAACTCGCGGTAGTCATCACGGTATTCGCACCACACGTTTAGGCCGAACATTTTGTTGATTTTCTCACAAGCGTTTTGGCGAGCGTTCAGGCGAGAATACCGGGAAGCAATCACGCCGCCCATGTTGCGGGAGACTTCATCCGTAATGAGCCGTTCCTTCTTCTGCACGTTGATGTTGGATATGCCCAAATAGGTGAGAGCTTCGTTCCAAATCTGCGTCTTCAACTGATAGATTCTGTCAGCCACATACGGAGCTTCCGTGGAGAGAACAGTGAAGTTCGCGTCATTCAGACCGTTGTCACCGAAGATAACCGGACTGTTACCGTCAAATTCTTTGTACAAATTCTTCATGGTGAGACGCTGTGTCTCTGCGCATTTAATGAGTACAGGGGTTTTCTGCGCATTGGCGTTTACGTCAATCACCCGGTCGAGGTTGTACAGACGCTTTGCGAAAACTTCAACGTCCAGAGAAGAAGGTGTGCGAAGGCAGTTGTTGTAAATGATAACGCTGTCATCGAGGGTGAGGTTTTTCTGATACTTGTTGTATGGGGAGTAAGCGCGGGACGCAACTGGATATCCATATACGTCAAACCCGCCTTGAACTGCGTTTGTCAAAGCCAGAAAGCCTATGACTTCATCCTTGAAGAACACAGCTTGGCCGTACTTGAACAATGTCAGTTCAAGGAAACGAGGGTCAATCGTGTCAGGAAACCCTGTCCAATCGAACATAGCGATTGAGAGTTCGATAAGGCGATTATAGTATTGAATATAGGTTGCGTTGTTCATCACAGCGCTTTCCCAAAAATTTGTTTTACGTCTTGCCATGTTGTCCTCCTTATGTCGGACTATTGTCGAGGGAATAGTTACAGACATTTTCGGGGTGTTTCCAGAAGGTTATGCCGTGGTCAAAAATTGAGCAAATAAGCTTTTCATCCTGACACGGAATAGAACCGCCAATTTTACAGCCAACTGTCTGTACATAATTCCATTGAGGGCGAGAAGAAATGTTTGGTGTTTTCAAACGCCGAGTAGCGTACCCATATCTGCTGAAATAATCGTCAATCATATCAACATATTCGGGTCTAATCATTTTCTGCTGGTGACAAATGCTAAACCACCCGGCGTTGAACATCGCGTCAGAACCGCCGGAAACACGGGAAGCGCCCATGTGCATGACGTTGTTTAGCATCATTTGCGCAACTACTGCTTGGCTATTCGACAAAACCGGCGGTATACCGGGGTTTGACGGTGTGCCCTCTGCAACGCCTATCGGAGACGTGTACTCTGGCGGCCTAACCATTAAAGAGGTGTTTGCAAGCTGCGGGGAGCTACCGGCACCTACGTTTATGGGCGGTGTAGCGGCTGTGAAGTGACCCGGTGTTCCGGGTGAGCCAGCTATTCCAGCTGTAAGACCAATCAACGCCGCGCTTGTGATTAGCTGCGCGGATTTATTCAGGAAGTCTCCTACACCCCATGGGCAAACCGGGAAGTTGTTTAGAGTTATACGCTCGTCAGGGTTAGGATTCGTGTTACCCTTGTAATTCTTTGGCATGAATACAAAGGTAGGATTAGCAGAGGTGTCAACAAAACCATGGAACACTATGGTGTTAGGAAGCTGTGCGTCAGTTGTGAATAGTTCATAAGCGTATTCTTTGACAGTCCCTTGGAGGTTAGTAACCTCAAGATAGGTATAAGGGTATGTCATCAATTTATTGTTTTTGGGGGCGCTTCCATCTGTTCTTCTTAGAGCGGCAACCTTCGGAATCCAGAAATTGTTTGAATAGTATGTGCCAGAGGGGGCTGACGTTTTCGTGGCTACCATTCCAGCGGGCATCATAAAGCAGTTCAAAATGATGTTACTTCTGTTGAGTAAATCAATTTTGTTCCAGTACTCTGCCAGTTGAGTGACGCCCTCGGCTGTCGCTGGGAAAGTTTTGAACTCAGCCTGCGAATACAAACGCCCGTAAAAACCGCCGGGATTCGATAAGCCTGATTCATCGACCGCCGTGGCTACTACAATCAGCCAATCTCTGAACGCTGGGTAGGTGTCTGTTCCCGCTTTAATTGGCTCAAGGCCGCTTCCTATGTATTCACCTGTCGGGAGGTTTTCTCCCACTATGTTGTCGCCTATTGCGTCTGTTACGCTGTGTTCGCGTTCAACAAAGCACTGTTGCAAATCCATTTCAGTCATCCACGTCTGGATAACATCAATGGTGTAGCTAATCTCACTGGTGATGTTGCCCACATAGGTGACGTCATCAATGAAAGCATAGAACCATTTGTTACCAAACGAGCTATTCTGAAATGCAATATAGTTACAGTCATACAGGTCTTCAACCTTGTACTGAACACGTACCCGCCCACGCTTTGCCCTTTGGTAACTCATGTTGTCCACACGGTACTTAGCCTTTGTGAGGAAATAGGCGTGCTGCCCTTCCTTATTAGGCCAGTAAATGGTGTGTTCATAATCAGGGTCACAAGGGCAACCACTTATGATATACAGTTTTCCATCAGGAAATACCTTCATATCTTTTCCTCCTTGGAGAGGGAGAGGGTGTTACCCCTCTCCCTTTTAACTTACGCCTTGGCGAACGTCACCGTAGCACCAACCTTGGCAGTGGTGTAATCGAACGCTGCTGCGGTCGTATAGGTGTTACCAGCCATCTCAATACTGAGCTTCTGAGCCACAGCATTGGCAGGATAAATGATAGCACCGTAGGGGTGAACAGCAATGCTCTGCTTGACGCAGTCCTCAGTCTGCACAAACTTGTATGCATAGTTGTTGATTGCCGCGTTGTCAAACTGAGGAACCAGAGTGACGACAGTGGCTTCCTCGGCCAGAGACACATCAGTGACCTCGCAGGTGATGGAAGCGGGCGCCGCGATAGCAACAGCGTCATCGACGAACACGACAGCGTTGGAGAAGGGAGAACTGGAAACAGTCTTCCACACGTTGTAAAAGTAGTTCCAATACTCACCGGAAGCAACGTACTTCTCGGTCATCTTGGACTGGTTGTCATAGACCTGGAACCACTCGCGGTCAGCGATAACAGCCTTGACGTTTGCCATCAGAGCCAGTTCGCCGGGAGTAACAGCTTCCAGCTGGTCGCTGGCATCAACAATAACGGAGAACCTGTCATTGTCGAAGGTAGTCCAATCGTCAACCAGAATGAGATGGCCGGTGAAGGTCGCTCTATCCATGTTGAACGCAGCAGCCAGAACGTCAACGTCATAGCCCGCATTGAACTCGCTGTCCATGAAAATGAACTGGTCATCGCGGGGAGTGGTGGTATGGACACCGGAGTTGTTGTACTCAGTGCTCATAAAGGTCAGCTTGTTGCTCATGCCGCGGAACGCCTTGGCAGCGTTCTTCATGTCAGCAGCGTCAAACGCCTTGGGGTAAATCTTACCGTGGGAGATAGCCTTGATAAGCAGGTACTTGAACAGCAAATACTCGTCGTACTCGGCGGCGGTGAACACGCTGTCCACGATACGGGCAATCAGGTCGGTCACACCCTCGGCGGACATGAAAGCCATGCGCAGGTCTTCGTCCTGAACGGTGATGGGGTACTGTACGCGATAGTTCATCGCGTGGAAAGCGGTGCGCACATCGGGGAGCGAGCGCTTCAGTTCGCGGCTCTCAGCCTTCTCAGCAGAGAACTCACGAGCCTTGCAGATGTTGACGAACACTTCCTCAACAGTCTCGCCAAATTCCAGATAGCCCTTTTTCAGCTGGGAATAGGCGTTGTTGAACACGGCGCTCTTGATGCGCACCAGAGCGATACGGTTAACCAGAGAAGAAAGGAACTGGTTAGCCAGAGCGGGATAGCCATACAGCACCTCGCCCACCTTGGGGATGTCAGTTGCCTTAGTGATAGCAGGCACACTGTCCTGATACTCTGCGCTGGCATTGGCACGAATGGTATTCAGAATATCAATCGTACTGGCGTTCAGCGTAGAAACTGCGATACGTTTTGCCATTGTTAGTTTCCTCCTTGTTCAAAAAGTTTGTCAAATGTGAGCTTTTCAGCCGGTTCAGGCTGCGGCTCCGGGTCAGGGTCAGCGGGCTTATCGGGATTGAAAAATCTTTCCTTGTACTTTGCCCGCCACTCTGCATCGTTCTGCTCGTACTTCTGCTTCCAATTTTCGTTGTCAGGAGAAGACAGAGAGTTCAGGGTGTCGTGGATATCTTCCACGAAAGAAAGGGCTTCATCAGAAGTGTCCTCTCCAATGCGGGCACGCACAGCCGCCATGATTTCGTCAATTTTCTTAACTGCCATGAGTGTCCTCCTTCAAGAATAGTTTGTACCACGTTTGCTTGCCAGCTATGCCGTCGACTAAAATGCTACGGGACTTCTGAAAGTCTTTAACTGCCTGTTCCGTATTGGCTCCGAACTGACCGTCAGCTTTGGTGCGACCACAAGAGAACCCGTTGCCGATAAGCATTTTCTGCAAAATCAGCACATCCGGGCCTGTTGCCCCTCGTGCAATCTCTGCTACGTTGATACCGTACACAGCTTCCTCCTTCGGGTCACTATCCGGCACAATGCCATGTGCAATATAATCGAACGGGAAATTCTTTCCCGGACAAGCCGTTGCGTTTACGTCAGAATGCCTTTGAATGCGCTTGATGGTTTTGTACTGAGCGGTCAAGCTCTTTACCAGTGCGCGGCCAGCTTCTTCCTGCGCGTTCTGCATCACTTCATTTTCGAAGTTACCTTCGAAACAAATGCCAATGCTGTCGTAGTTGTAACCACCAGCGTGAGCGCCTATACAGTCGATGGGTCGGCCACGGTAAATGTCACCATCTTTTGTGATAAAGAAGTGATATCCGATGCCTACCCAGCCACGAGCTTTGTGCCAGCTGTGTACCTGAACAGCGGAACAATGTGAAGCTGCTGCGTGGTGCAGGATGATGCGATAAATGGGCTGCGTTCGTTTAGAGAGTGCTCCGTTCCACACATAGCGGGGTTCAATGATTTTCATTTTTACAGCTCTCCTTTGTCCAGTTTGTCCACCAGCTTCTGCATTACGACGGTGTTGTTGTTCAAAGCTTCGGACAGTTCGTGCGTCTCAGCCTTGTGCGTTTCCTGCATCTTATTGATGTACCAAAAGCAAATCAAACAGACGACAATGGGGAAGCCCACAGAGGTGATTAGGGTGGTGATAGTGTTAGCGTCCATAGCAATCTCCTTTCAGAAATTTTCTATAATAAATATATCATAAAACTTGACATTTGTCAAGAGGTGTGGTAAAATTTAGTGGGAGGGAATTTTATGAAACCTCAATATTATGACGGAACTAAACTGTTGTCCCTAATGGACATCAATGGAAACAAGCCAGAAATTTACATTTGCACGACCAACAGAACAGGCGGTAAAACCACATACTTTGGCAGACTTTGCGTGAATAGGTGGAAGGATAAACACGAAAAATTCGCGCTGCTGTACCGGTATAAGTATGAGATGGATGATTGTGCGGAAAAATTCTTTAAGGATATTAGGACACTGTTCTTTCCTGATATGGAAATGACGAGTAAGTCTAAAGCCGGAGGAATTTTTCACGAGCTGTATCTTGATGGCGAGGGATGCGGGTATGCGCTTGCGCTGAATAGCGCTGACCAGATTAAGAAGTACAGCCACATCTTTAGTGACGTTAAACGCATACTGTTTGACGAGTTCCAGAGTGAAACAAATCACTATTGCCCTGACGAGATACGAAAGTTCCTGTCTGTGCACACCAGTATAGCCAGAGGGCAGGGAGAACAGACAAGGTATGTGCCAGTGTTTATGCTGAGTAATCCGGTGAGTATCATCAATCCGTATTATACGGAAATGGGCATTTCGTCAAGGCTGCGTGATGACACTAAGTTTCTTCGCGGCGTTGGGTTCGTAATGGAACAAGGCTATGTGGATAGCGCAAGCCGTGCACAGAAGGAAAGCGGATTCAATCAGGCGTTCGCTAAGAATGAATACATGGCTTACTCAAGTGAATGCGTGTATCTGAATGATAACAAGGCGTTCATAGAAAAGCCTAAAGGTGCTGGTGAATATCTTGCAACTATCAGGTACAAGAATACTGACTATGCTGTTAGGCAGTATGCGGAAGCTGGCGTGATTTACTGTGATGATAGGCCGGACAGCTCATATCCGAGTAGAATCACAGTGACCACGGAAGACCACGACATCAACTATGTTATGCTGAAAAGGAACAGCTGGTTCCTTGATAGCATGAGGTACTATTTTGAGAAGGGCTGCTTTAGGTTTAAGGATTTGAAGTGCAAGGAAGCAATCCTCAAAGCGTTATCTTATTGACGCTATCTGCTGTTGTCAACTGCATTGTGCACACCGGGAAGCACGGGTGGAATATACCGCCGGTTGTGCAGTCGGACAGCTTACCGCTTTGTAGTATCAACAGTTACAGATAGAGAAAGACCGATAGGTTATCCTATCGGTCTTTCATTTTACTTTCCACCTTTTAGTGCGTTGCCCCTCTCAATATCTGCTGGCAAGATGTTTATTCTGTAAGCGAACCCGCTGTTAGCTACACAGTCAGGCTCCGGGCATGTGAAGCAGTCACCGGAAAATGGACAAACGCCTGTGAGATATTTCTTGCGTATACTCTCGTCCGGGGATATTCGTTTAGGCATGATTTATTCCACCCCCTGTGACCAGAATTCGCTGCGGCAGTTAGAACACAAAAGCTTTATGCAGTCGTTAAATTTGTGTCTGTCCCGTAGTTCCGCAGAAATGCGCTTTGGGCACATCGTCAATATCCCATTAAGGTCAACTTCCGCTTCCGGGTACTGCTCAAGAAACACGCTCTGCCGTGTCTTCCGCGGGTGGTCAGCAGCCCATACCGACAAAATTTTAACTTGTTCGTCAGGGGTGCCACCATTAGTAGCACTAAACAAACAGGTGTCATTGTCACTAAAGACAGGACATTTAGTACAACCCGAGTACATTGAACACAGCCTTTTTCGTTCCTCAATAAACTTAACGGCATCCATCACATTTTCTCCTTTACTTTTCTATTAGCGCAACTTCCCGCAGCTTGCCATACACGCTTGTACGTTGTGCCGCATCTGCTGCACGTTACCCAATTTTCCCCAAACGCCTGAACGCCAGTGTATCGTGCCGGGCTTTCAAATTCAAATGTGCCACACAGAGGGCAGCATAACATATATCCCTCTGTGAATTTCAACGTGAGCTTACCCATTGTTGACATCTTCCTTCCCAAAATAGCATTTGCCTGTACAATTATGCAAATCTTCACACCTATAACAAGCACAATCATAACAAGAAAAATAATATTCACTCTCATAAGGGTCAAGTTTCTCCATCATTTTAGGAATGCTGCAACCTTTACACATATCACAAGGCGTGTTAACCATATCCATTACATTTTCTCCTTTACCATACACATTATCGCATCAATCGTTGAAATTGCCCCTTTGTAACACGATTGGCAATCAAGCATACAGTTGAAGCCGCAAAATCGGTCGTCGCCAAATGTCGTGATTATATCAAGTGTATCTTTACACCTCTCAAGCTGTTGCAATAGTTCTTGTTTATCGTTCTCACACATTCTATCACCTCATTTTATAATCTGTATCTACCAACAGCACACCACCGGGTATACGCTTTGGTAGTAATTTTCCGGGAACACTAAGACCTATTGTAAAGTCTTCAATCGTTCGCCTAATTGGTTTTGTGTACTCCTTGTCCTCATACAAGAATTGCTTTTCGGGGTCTGTCATTTCTTCTTTTTCCTCGTCACTCCACCCTTCAATAGATTTGAGAAATAACTTCTTACAGCTCTCAGGCATACCAGCGCAGCGAATGTTATAATAGGGACTGTCGATTGGCTCACAATCTTCATGGGTAACGTGTTCTATATACGTCTTTTGTCTGACAAACCAGCCGGTGTCCCAGCAGCTTTCCAATTTCCAGCAACAGAAATTTTTAGGGTGCACAGTTATCCCCTTGATTTCTTCTGGCGGCAAGTCACAGTGTATGCTGTCGGTGTCAGCGTAAATGAAGCCGGGTTTGTCTGCTCCATAGTAATTGGCTTGAGCTGCGCGAATGGTAAAGTTGCGGGCGTATGACGTGATTGCAGAGCCAACTGCGATAAAGCCGGGAAGTTTATCGTTCTCTGGTTGCGTATAAAATCCGAGTACACCATCGCCTTTATCGTATGCTACCTTGAAGCTGGAAGATGTTGACGACGCCATCTTACCGTATAGATTGTTGAGGAATAGCTTTGCAAGTTCTCGCTGTGCTCCTTTTGAGCGTAGTTTAATTTCCTTGTACTTGTTGATGTAGTCATCAAATATTCCGAACGCTGCGTTGAAGTAACAGCCATCAAGGATTTCAAAGTCTACCAGTTCGTAGTGCTCTTTGAAAAGTTTGAAGTCTGTCATGGTCATTGTTAGGGTAACGGTGGTCGGCACAACTTCGTGATTGAGATTGATTATTTCCTTGCAGTATTCTCCGGTTTCTTCGTTTAGTACATCGCTCGTCTCAAGCATTTCAGTAGCTCGATATCTGAAAGTGTTTTTGATTTGAATAAATGGTAATTTGTTTGGCCTAATATAAAAGCGTGTGGTAAAGCGAACAAAGTAATACTTGCCCATCTCCATCGCTTCAACTGGTATGTAATCGCCTTTCCAAAACGTTGGCTCTTTGAATGGGTACCAGTTTCCACTTTCACTGGACATCATTGATGGATATAGACTGTTCACATCAGCCGTGGTGCCGTTATGTTTGATTTGCCTCTCTTTGCCTTTCACAAGGTAACACCAGCCGCCGTGATAAGAGTGCTTGATGTAGTCTCCTGCTGTCGGTGAGCCATATAGCTCTTTGTCGATTGGAATTTCATATAGATTTGGGAACATTCCCTTATAGGTTTTTGTGCCTACGGACTTCTTATATTCTGAAAGGCAGCAGCTACCTATGGTTAACTTATCATGCCCTTCTGCGAACATAATTTCAAGTGCTTCTTTGACTACGAGAACGTCATTTGCTATGTACTGCTGTTCCTCTGGCGTGATCGGACACCCGGCATAACGTAGACCTTTATATTCCATGTCAAGTTTCTTATGTTTTGTGCCAAAGCTTTCACCTATTCGTTTTACACTAAAGGGGAGAAGTTTAAGGCTATCTCTTATTTCTATGATGTGGTCATGTGTTTTGATAAGAATGCGGTACCATTGTCCCATGGCTGATATTGCATAGGCTATTTCTCCGTTGCGCATATCTTTTGCTTGGTGCATTTTAACTGAATCGTCTGCAAGCTTCTCAGTTGATTGACTAAATTTGCGGTCAAGCAATAGGTATGAAAGCCAGAAAGAGCCATCGAACTTCAGGTTGTGATAATAGCATAGAATGTTACAATCAAGGGAGACAAAGTATTCAAATTGCTCGTGAATACTATGGAAGATTTGTACATCTTCGGTACCTATTTCTACACAAGCAGACGCCCAAACCTCCGTATTCACTTGGCCTTTGTATACTGTTGTTTCAAAGTCTCCTACAAATACTCGGTTAGTGCGTTTCTTCATAGTGGTTAGGCTGGCATGAAGCTTTCGATTTGCTGCTCAAGGTCTATGCTCTCATGCGTGGAGAGGTTTCTGCCTAATAATATTTGAGCGAATCCGGCAAGTTCGCCTTGCATATAGTTGAAGTCTGCCCGGTCGCCAGAACCGCCGTACAGAATTTGAGTAGCAAGCGTGTTTGCCATCTCTGCATTTGCTTCAAGCCGTGCAGCTACTGTTTGCGCACCTTCTTGAGAAATAGCCATGTCGAGCATAGCTTTCAGTTTGTTCTTATCTCGTGTCTTTACTTTGGTGAACGCGCTATTCTCGTATGTCTCGCCTTTGGTGTTGGGGTTTACCCATTCCGTGAGGGGCTGCCATTCACCAATTTTGCGCTGAATCTCTGTTAGGACTTTGCCTAAATCGGTGGGCAAACCTTGAGTGGTTTCTGGCTCTGTGATTAGTGCTCTCCTGCGTCTTGTTTCTGCTGCTTTTCGTGCTGCTATGCTGCGCTCTTGTGCGCGGCGTTCTACGCCTGTAATTGCATGAGGAGTTGGCGTAGATTGGTCAATGTAATACGCTGCTTCGTACAGGTTTGCGCCGGGCGTAGGTGTGTAACCTTTTGGGAACATGTACCCACGCTTTTGCAGCGCCTTTATTTGTCGGCGTAACCTCGCAGCTTCGTCATGTTTTGCCATCGCATAGTCCTCCTTGTTGATAAGAAAAGGGGCCTAATCTCTTAGGCTCCCTTTTCTGTTGATCTTGGTGTATCAGAAATACTTGTCCATGCTGGTGTCGCGGTAAGCTTCCTTGCTCATGGTGAAGTTGGACACCCACAAAACAGGGACAGCCTTGACCTCGCCGGTCACAACATCGGTATATGTTTCCTTGGAGATGTTGCACTCGCCCTGCATGAGGTCAATGTTGGCGGGACACTCAGGTGCGCCGCAAGCTTCGCGGAACTTGACCTTCATCGGCTTCTCGTCGCCGGGCAGAGTGGCGAAATAGGTCTTGAACTTCTTACCGTCATTGGCGGTGCGCTGCTTGGAAAATACGGTGATGGTGATAGGCTTGCTCATTTTCTGTTCTCCTTTTTGTTGTTTTTCTTGTTGAATGTCTTGATAGGGCAACGCTTATTGAGTACAGCCTGTATGCAGATTTCTCTGATAGGGCATTCACGGCAAGCCTTACTCATGCTCCTTGACGGTGCGGGCGGGCAGAATGTCCGCGTTGGCGATGAAGTCAGTCTCCTTCATGCCGTACAGGGTTTCCTTGACATCGGAAGTGACCACATGGACAGCCTTGACTTCATCGTTGTCGATGACAGCGGCAGCAGCCTTGAGCATGGCAGCGTTGTCCTTGTAGGTGCGGGGCAGGGTCACGGTGGTGTTGAAGGGTTCGCCCCGCTGAATGTCCATGCACAGGACGTTAACCTCCGTAGTCTGAATGGTGCGAGTAATCATAGGGGTCTTAGCCATTTGTTTGTTCTCCTTTCGTTGTGTTGGTTTTGATGATTTTCGGGAACAGGAGAGTTGCACTCCTGCGAGGGACGGCCTTCCCGGTGCGCCGGGCGATAAAGCCCGGCAAATGAGGGGAAATGAGATGACACACTACCGATTGGCAATTATATTGTACCATATAATGTGGCATTCGTCAATAGGGAATTTGCGAATTTGGGATTTTGTAACCGAGTGTGAAAATTTTAACAATGTGCGAATTTTCAATCTGAGGATTTGGATGTGGCTATTTCGTCTGCAAGGTTCGCTGAGTACAACGCAAGTCGCTGCAAATCTGTGCACACGGAATAGAGCGAACAGGATTTGTCAAAACATTCTGATTTGTCTAACCCGTATGGGCAGAAGTTTTGGCAGTGTTCTGACAAGGTGCGTAGCTCAAGCGGTGTGAATCTGGTGCGGTAAAGTTTAATCATGATATGTCCTCCTTGTCGCTGTTTTGCTTTCAGACAATTTGTTAGTGCACAAACATCCGCCACACTGCCAATATTCTGCATCGTCAAGCCCTAAATGAAAAATCCTCAATTTGGCTAAACGGTGCCACTGACCGCAACGTGAACATTGTACTTTTACTTTGACCATCATGCCCTCCTTACTGCTTCGGCTAATGCTTCGCTCAGTTCGGGACGTGTGATTAGACCACGGATGGAAACAAGACCGCCGCAGGAATAAGGGGTTTCGACTGGAAACGGACATTCTGTGAAGCGACCGCATAAACCGCCTGTTTTGGCGCAGTTGTATTCGTTTTTGTACAGCTTTGGTTCGCAAAACGGGCAGTCGATGGGATTGCGCGGCATTTCATCCACTAAATAGCGCATTAGAAACACCTCCTTTTTAGCTCCTTGTGAGCGATAAGCCACAAGTCACGATAGTAAATGCAGAGGGTATTCCATTGACAACCTGTGCATGTCTTTCGACTTGAGCAGAGGGTGTGAAGTGCTGAACGAGAACTATCAGTAAGCTCTTTCAGTTTTATAAGCTCTGGCACAGTAAAGCGTGTTACGTCTACCATATCGTTTTTCTCCTTTTGTTGTATTTGGCGTGTTGCCCGATGCGCCGGATTATTCCGGCGCGTTTTCGGTTTTGCCACGGGGCGGCAAGACGGTGGCGAGATTGATAAAGGTCTGTTCGTCCATGCCGTACAGACGGGTTTCCGTGGTGTGGTTGACGATAGCGACGAGCTTGAGGGTTTCGGTTTCGTGCTGAGCGCGGAGTTCTGCGAGAACTTTAGCGTCTGCATAGTGGGTACCGAGAACGTAGTCAATGTCGCGTACTTCGGCGGTTTCAACGTTCAGGGTGCGGACGGTGTAAGTGTGCAGGTCGATGGTGCGTGTAATCATGCGCTTCATTTTTGTTTTCTCCTTTGTTGTTTGAAATATTTGGGTTTTGCCCGATGCCCGCCTATTTTAGTAAATAGGCGGCACAATGAGGTTAGCTATTACATTCGCGCAAATGAGATATCCTAACAGCGCGGCTATGAATAGCACATTTTGCCAAAAGTTCCATTGTTTCATGTGAAACACCTCACATTTCCATGTCGTAGCTGTTGGAGTTTGTTTCTACGTGGAGCATGAGAACGCCGGTATCGGGGTGCGTGTACTCAAAAGCAGCGGTGAAAACGAAACTATTGTACGAAAGTACGGTTAAACGTCTTCCGTTCATGCTATCGCATTTGCGTTGGCAATATTCCCACGCGTGAAGCTTTGCGACGCTGTAAGACTTGTAAACGTCGTCAAGTGTCAGCGGGAAATAAGTGCGGTTATAATGATTGACATAAGAACGCGCCTTTTTGCCTGTGATATACATAGTTATTTCTCCTTTGTTGTTTATATTTGGTTGCCCGATGCAAGCTGTGTTAACACAGCTTGTCAATAAAGTTTTCGATGTACTCAGCAATAGCAATATTCTTGTCGTTTTCAGCTTGTGCCCACTCAGGAATACCGCCGTCACTATCAGCATAATATGCTGCATTCTGTTCTGCCGCAGAACGCAGTGACATACACTTGTCATTCAAAGCGTTAACGATTACGTCCATAGCGGCAAATTTGTACAGATTCTTTTTCATGATAATTTCTCCTTTAATATTGTAATTTGGTGTAACCCTATGCGGGCTTTCCTATGGTATCAAGTTAGCAAGCCTTACGCTAACAAGTTTTCTTGCTTACGCGTTACCCACGCGCACGGTATTGCCCCGAATAACAGGCGTGTAAAGCATCCTTCCTTTATACACATTATAGGCGAGTATTGGGCGGCCCTCGCTCCGCCTACCTGCTGCAAGTCAAGCAGCTTTTTCTTTTTTAGTTTCGGAAAGCCCTATGCAGAGGGGTATAATTACCCCTCTATGCTGGTGCATTTCGTCGTAATTTTCAACGACTCTACTTCGCTAACTACGCTATCCAGCATTTTATGCGTAGGTGAACAGGCACATAGCACTAAAATAATGCTATGGATTTATCGGATTGATTACCGCCGGAGCTTTTACCAAACAACAATTTGGAGTGGCTACCGTAGACACGGGGCGCGCTATTGTTTCACATGAAACAGTCGCGGCACGTTATCCCTTGTTACGGGTTACTATGGCCGGGTATTCACTTTTAAAAGTACACGCCTTTTTACGGTGGCAACCGTCCAGCTTTCGCTGTCCTCTTGTTATCTCCTCTTTACATTTACTATTATACCAGAAGTTTCTAAAATGTCAACCCCTTTTTTTCAAAAATAGGCATAGCTCTTGCTAATATATGTGTGCATACCATTAGCTGTACTGTTTAGCGATTTTTGGGGAAAATGGAAAAGGCCTTTCCGGTTTATAGTGACA